TGGGTCAGGTTCATATTAAAAAGACCCAATATGACCTACATAGAGAGATAATGACCTTTGGACCACGTATGGCTCACGATGATACTATAGATGCTTTAGCTTATGCATGCAAGTACGCACATCCGCCTACTGGCATGACAGAATCAAGAGATGGATGGTATAAACAGAAACCTAAAGCTAAATCATGGATAACAGCGTAATGGCAGTAGATTGGAGTTTTATAAGCAGAATGGAAGGTGGATCCCAAACTAAAGGTTATATCCCACTAAAGAAGGGAAAAGTGATGGGAAAAAGTGGACTAACTATAGGTACTGGATGGGATGTTGGTCAGATGACGGCTAAGGAACTTAAAAATGCGGATATTCCAGAAAGTGTTAAAATTGCAGTTGAACCATTTGTAGGATTAAGGGGACAAGCTGCTTTAGATAAACTAAATAAATTGGGAGCTCCAAGAATCTCTATTGAAGATGCAAGTATTGTAGATAAGTATACACATAGTAAGGCACTTTCTGAGATAAGTAAAAATTATGAAACATCTTCAGGAAAATCTTTTGATAATTTGACTTCTGCTCAGCAGACAGTTATAGCATCTGTGGGGTTTCAATATGGTTCTAACCTAAAAAAAGCAACTCCAGGATTCTGGAAACAAGTTACTTCTGGAGATTGGGAATCAGCTCATAAAAATTTACAGAATTTTGGAGATATTTATGATTATAGGCGTGGCCAGGAAGCAAGAATTTTAGGCAGCGATATAGCTAATCAGGAAGTAGCATATATGGATAAATGGATCAGAGAAGATAATCCATTTGCATAAATTGGGAGATAGGATGAAAGATGAGATGGCAAGGATGTTGGCTAAATGGTTGTTTAAGGATTTTGGTCTTTTAATAGAGCCACCTACAGAAGATGAAATAGCAGTAAGTTTGGAGGAACATAATGAGTGATAATTTTACAAAGGATGTAAAAGAAGATTTTAAAAAGAGTAAGGGAGCGAGATACACCAGCTATATGCCTAGTGAAGCTAAACGAGATACTGTAGGTATAGACTTGGGAAAGATAACAGGTCAGTTTAAGCTTAATTTATGGGACCTTCTTAGGGATAGAATGGATAAATATTTATCAGGAAATAAATATTCTGAAGATAAATTTAAGAGTTTTTTAGAGGGTAGAAGTTTTAGGATTCCAATTGATCTTCCTAAAGATTATGGAATTGATCTTGATTTTAATAGGCCTTCTGAAGCTGGTGGAAGAGAATCTAGAATAACTCTAAAAAAGAACTTTTGAAAAAGGATGAGCTATTTCAAGCTGCCCGATGGCTTAATTTAATTATAGGCTTTATGCATTTATATTTGTATAGTATGGGTGGTGGCTATCATCTTTTAGGTATAGGAATAATTAATATTGGCGTATGGGTTTTTACAAGGAGAATGAACAAATGATTTATGTTATGGAATCTATTGCTCGCTCTTTGTTTATCAGGGGCATTAAAGTACGGTAATTATATTACCAATATCTGCCCTCAAGGGGGATATACATGCCCAACCATATGTGATGTAGATCACATACATTATAAAGAAAAGGAGTGTAAAGATGCCAAAAGTAGGAAAGAAAGAGTTCGATTATACAAAGAAAGGCAAGAAGGCTGCAAAGAAGCATTCCAAGAAGACTGGGAAGAAAATGAGTGAGAAGTATTAATAAGGGAGCATAAAGATGCCGAAACAAAATAAGAAAGTCGACCAGATACGACAGCTATTTAATTTATCAAATAGTGCTACAAGAAAGCAGTGGCAACAGATAAATCAGAAGGGTTATGATTTTGCCCATGATGAACAGTTAAAGCAGTCTGAGAAAGATTCCTTAGAAGAACAGGGAATGCCTACGTTCACTATTAATCGGATTCTTCCGGTAGTTGAAATGCTTAACTTCTATGCAACAGCTAATAATCCTAGATGGCAGGCTATAGGAGTTGAAGGTAGTGATTCTGATGTAGCAGCTGTATTTTCAGATCTTGCAGATTATGTCTGGTATAACTCTAATGGCTCTACCCTCTATAATAATGCTATAAATGATAGTGTTACAAAGGGTATAGGCTATCTTTTAATTACTGTAGATAAGGATGCTGATAATGGTTTAGGAGAGGTAGTTATACAACAACCAGAACCATTTGATGTCTTTATAGATCCAAAATCTAGAGATATGTTATTTAAGGATGCTTCTTATATAATGATTCGTAAAGTATTACCCAAGAGCCATCTACAGAAGTTGTTTCCTGATTTTAAACGTAAGATTTCTAATGCTAGTAGTGATGAGCAAACTCAATTAAACTATAGTGTTCGAGCTACTTCAGATGAAGATCAAAAACTTTTTGCATATAATGATTCTCAGGACTCTGGTCTTTCTATTAAAGCTGATGGAGAAGAAGATCAGTTAATAGAATTCTTTGAGGTATATGAAAAGATAAAGGTATCTTATATCAGTGTCTTTTATCGTATACCGCCTAATGAAGAACAATTACGAGCATTAAAGCAACAGGTTGATGTACAGATTAAAGAGATGCAAGCTGAAATGGAAGTTCAGTTAATAGAGCAAGAACGGCAAATGGCAGAAGCTGTACAAGAAGGTAAGATGCTTCCTGAGCGTTATGAGCTTGAATTAAAGAAAGCTCAAGATATGATGGCCCAGCAATTAGAAGTAGCTAGGCAGGAAAGTATGAGCCAATTACAAGCAGAAGCTAGTAAGATAGAGAATAAGATTGTTTCTGAAAAAGAATTTAAGATTCTAATGCAAGATCCTCAGATAGCAAAGAATGTAGTGGATCAAGTTCAATTCTATTCTACCAGAGTACAGCAAACCTGTGTTGCTGGTGATAAGTTGCTATATGTACAAATACTTCCAGACTCAATTACTGATTATCCTATAATTCCATTTCATTTTAAATGGACAGGGACTCCGTTTCCAATGAGTGCTGTAGCCCCTCTTATAGGTAAGCAACAAGAGATTAATAAGTCTCATCAAATTATGCTTCATAATGCATCACTAGGTAGTTCATTACGTTGGATGCATGAAGAGGGCTCTATTGATATGGATTATTGGGAGAAGTATTCATCTTCTCCTGGTGCTTTACTTCCTATTAGGCCTGGGACAACTCCTCCTACAGCGGTACTTCCAGCTCCACTTTCTAATGCCTTTTTTACAATAGTGCAAGAAGGTAAGAGTGATATGGAATACTTGGCTGGTATATATAGCTCTATGATGGGAGATAGTGGAGGGGCAAGTGAAACTTATAGGGGTATGTTGGCTTTAGATGAATATGGTACAAGACGAATAAAGCAGTGGATGAATACATCTATTGAGCCATCCTTACGTCAAGTAGGCAAGATGGTACTAGAGTTTTCTCAGAGTACTTATACAGCGTATAAGCGATTTAGGTTAATTCAACCTAATGCTATACAAGAAGGAAAATCAGAGGAAGTAAATATTCCTATCTATAATGATATGGGAGAAGCTATTGGTAAATCTATGGATATAAGTTCATTGAAGTTTGATGTACGTATTGTGCAGGGATCTACATTACCTGTTAATAGATGGGCATATCTTGAAGAAATGAAACAGCTATTACAATTAGGTGTAGTAGATGATATAGCTGTACTTGCCGAAACAGACATTAAGAATAAAGATAATATTGTAAAAAGGAAATCTCTATATGCACAACTTCAAGGACAAATACAACAATTATCCGAAGCTATTAAGGATAAAGAAGGTACTATTGAAACACTTGAAAGACAGTTAGTACAGGCTGGTATTAAACAAAAAGTAATGCAAGCTGATGTTGAGATAAATAAGAAGAAAGAAGAAGTAAAATCTCAAATGGGTAAAGAGTATGTAGAGACTGAGGGTAAACAGAAGTTATTACGTAATGTTATGGCTAATAATGTTGAGTCTCAGAAGCAGCAAGCAGGCAATATGTTACAGTCTGTAAGAAATAGTTTGGAAAATGAAAAGGGTAGTTCATAAACTACCCCATTGACACAAGACTAAAAAAGGAGAGTTATGATAACTTCCAATGATGAAAGTCTAGGTAACCCTGAGATAGGGATGGAAGCAGATTCTATTGAAGCTGCAGAAGCATCCCAAACCGAAGGCTCTGATGGCTTTTTTAATCAACTAGAAAATACGGTCAATGGTGGCATAATAGATGACACTGAGGTAACCCAAAGTCAACTAAGTGGCTCCGAACAGGTAACCCACGCACAACAAGACAATGGCTCCGAGAATGTGGATCAGTCGGTAGGCAGCACAGACTGGAAAAAACGATACGAAGATAGTAGTCGAGAAGCTGTCCGCTTAACAGAACAGTATAAATCGGTTGAACCGTTTGTACCAGTTCTAGAGGCGATGAAGAATGATAGTGGATTAGTAGACCATGTTAGGGAATATTTGGTTGGTGGTGGTAAACCTGCAAAATCAATTCAAGAGCAGTTAAGTCTTGATGAAGATTTTGTATTTGACCAGCAAGAAGCAATGACAGATCCTGATTCTGACAGTGCTAAACTAATGAATGCTCATGTAGATAAGATGGTTCAAGGCAGGGTGAATCAAATGCTCGAATCCGAAAAGGGTAGAGCTCAACAGATTCAGCAGGCTAAAGCCAGATCAACTGAAGAGCAGACATTTAGGGAAAAGCATAAAATGTCAGATGAAGATTTTGCAACATTTAAACAAAAAGCACAGGAACATATAATGACATTAGATGATGTTAATTATTTGATTAATCGTGATGCTAATAATACAAATGTTGCAAATTCGACAAAGCAGGATATGTTAAATCAAATGAAAAATGTCCGTAATATGCCTACATCCGCATCAGGAGCAAATAGTCAAGGTTCTAATGAAGAGCGACCTGAAGATTCTGTCTTCAATAAGCTAAAGGATCTTGACGGAGATATAGACAACCTGTTCGGATAGGCAATCTTTTTATATAGAGGGCCATCGAACTTTCATATACCCTACTTGAAGGTGTGTTAAAAAGCACATGGTTGATAGAGGGTTAATAGAAAAGGAGACGGTCAAATGGCAGATTTTATAAGTGCTATTACGCCAAATACAGATCTTACTGTAGCTGACGTAGACGGTCTGGGACCTGGTACAAGTACTGACTTTAATACTGGCGATATTCGGAGAAAATATAACTTCGGTGATCGTGTATCTGAGTTAGCAATTGCACAGGATCCATTCTTTCGCTTCCTTTCAAAAGTGGCGAAAAGACCTGTGGACGATCCACAGTTCAAATGGGCGGAAAGACGCCCTTCATATCATAAACGTTACGCATATGTTGTAGGCCAAGTGAATAATGGTGCAGATGACTTTACTGATTCAGAGATGGAACGATCAGATAATTCAGCTGTATTAAGTGCTGCAGGTCAGAAAATGAAGCTGTATATGGCTACTGACTATAATTCATCTGGTAACATTGGTAATGTTTACAATAATCAGACCAATAATATTGATGTTGGTGCTAGCGGTACACGCCCAGCATTTTTCTTACCTGGTCAATTAGTTAAGATACCTGGCAAATCTAGTCCAACAGGTACTGGCACAGATGGTTATCAGATTCTTAAAGTAGAAGCAGTGACAGATAGTCTTTCTAAGACTACTGGTGGTGGTTCTATGGAAGTTGTAGCTATTGAAGGTACTGTTATTAAATATGATAGTGGGGCTTTAGAGTTTGCATCATATTATGGTAACACTCCTTCTGCTGGTGGTGTAGGTACTGCTACTTCCAATGATGAACAAGTATCAGATAGAGAGATTGCCGGTGAGTTGGAAGCCAATCGTTCATATGTAATAGGTACTGGCTTTCAGGAAGGATCTGGTTATCCAGAAACTTGGGCAGATCAGCCTTACTCAACTAATATTGGTTTGACTCAGATTTGGAAAACCAGTATGGCAATGACTAATACTGCTCGTGCAACTAAGCTCAAATATGATTCCAGCGAATGGGCTCGTGTTTGGAAAGAAAAGCTTGTTGAGCATAAGTGGGATTTGGAAACAGCACTATTATTTGGATCTCAATATGATGATACAACTAATGGTATTCAATATACCCAAGGTGCTTGCGACTATATTAGCCAGTTTGGTAATCAATTTAGTTTAACTATTGCATCTAAGACAGCTGACGACTTCTTAGATGACTTGTCTAACTATGTTGATCCTAGGTATAATAATAGTTCTGCTACCTTGTTCTTCTGTAATACAGCAGTATATAACTGGTTACATAAGTTAGGTGGATACTTTAAGAATAATCTTGAAATATCTTCTAACTTCCGTGCCGATCTTGCACTTACAGGTAAGAAGAAAGTCTTTGGTGTTGATATTTCTACATTCAGTACTCCTTACGGAGACATGAATGTTGCAAGAAATGTTCACCTTGACGGTACTAATATTAAGATACTAGGTATCAATATGAAAAATTGTGCTTGGCGTCCTCTTGTTGGTAATGGTATTAATAGAGACACTTCAGTCTACGTAGGAGTTCAAACTTTAGAGAACTCTGGGGTCGATCGTAGAGTAGATTTAATTCTAACTGAAGGTGGCATGGAATGGTCAATGGCCGAATCTCATGCAATCTGGACTTAAGGAGGTATATTATGGCAATTCCAATGTATGGACAAAATAAAGATGGTAATTTTATAAGCAATAGAGCTGCTGGTTCAGTTATTATAACTGATGGTGGTACTGATCTTACTCTTACCGCTGCAGATGCAGGATCTGTGATAATTATTACAGGTGGCACTGCAGGTGCTGCTGCTATTAACTTGCCTATTGGTCAGGATGGTATGTCTTTTGAATTCTGGGCAATGGCTGCTAATGGTACTGGTGATCTAGATATTGATGCTGTAGATACATCAGCAGTCCACAATTATTTTTGTGGAATGGTTACTCATCATGAGGCTGATGCTGATACTAATACAGTATTTGCAGTATCTACTAATGATCAATTGACTTTTGTTGCTAGCAAGGGTGATATTGGTGATTATATGAGAATAGTATTCGCAAATAATCATTGGTTTCTTACTGGTCATACTGGCGATGCTGATGGATGGGTTGTTGGTACGGTTTCAGCTAATAACTAAAAGGAGGTAGAGAATGGCTGATGGTAATGGAACTAAGTTAGCTGGAAAAGCCAGTTATCAATCTGATTCGTATATATTTAATATGAATGATTCTTCCGCTTCATCTCATACTTTAGGTATGGGTGATAGTGGGAAAACCTATCTATTAGATGGTGGAAGTGCGGCTAGAACCGTAACTTTACCAGCAGTAAAAGCTGGTTTAAAGTTTAAGTTTATAGCAACCGATGTCACTACTGCCAGTACGATAGCAACTAGCGAGGGAACCGCATTGATAAAAGGTGGTATTCTTTTAGCAACTGCATGGGAAACCTTAGCTGGAACTACAATAACTGCAACTACTGATAATGTGGTAGGCGACTGGATTGAACTTGTATGTGATGGTACCTATTGGTATATCTCAGGACAATCGGGTCACGCTAACGGCTTTACAGTAGCTTAGTAAACAAAATGGATCCGCCCCCTCTGTAGAGATATGGGGTCTCTTCTAGAGGGGGTGGAAAACCTAAGGATAATACATGGCAAATTTTGACGATCAAGTAGTGGGATTAACAGGATTAACTATCAACGGTAGTTCTACTGCTCCCAGCCAAACTGAACTTGCTCAATTTTTAAATGATGGAGTAATTGATGTTACTAATAGGACTCTTTTATTACGTCCTCAGGATATAGATAATTTTACAAGAGAAAGTGGAGAGCAAACAAGTAACGGTTTTAATCCTGGCACAGGTAAGATAATTTCAGTTCTTAGAGAAAGTGGAACTAATAATGAATGGTATCCGTGTATTAAAAAACATATTAGTTTACAATATAGGGTAACAGATACAACTAGTTTACATTATGCATCTAAGTATAATCCAGTATATATGATTTCTCAGAATAGGAATGTACATGTATTTCCTGCTCCAACTGGAGATGGAGATGATACATTTAAAGTTTTATATGTTAATTCTTCTCCTGAAGAAACAGATGGAACTGCATTAGAACATTCTAGTTCAGGTATAAAATGGTTTCCAGAAGATAAAATTTATCTTGTAGTTATATATGCAGCTATACAATCTTTATTCTCTAGGATGACTAGTTTGAATAGTGCTTTACCATCTGATATAACTTTACCAGTTTTACCAGTTACTCCTACTATGAATACAACTTCAGTATCGCTTCCAAGCTTTACTGCTCCAAGTGCATTTGTATTACCTGTTGTACCAGCTGGAGCTGACATAGATTT